ATTTTAAAGGCAAAAAAAAACCCTCGATAAATCAACGACTTACGAGGGTAAAAAAGGAACTTTTTTTATACTGATTTGGAATAAAGATATAACTTTCCGTTATAAGGAGGGTTGTAAAGCGAGATTTGTATATATAAACACAACTTACTCTCGTGTAAAAATGGACTACAGGAAAGAAATCTCAGAAAGATACAGCCCAACTGAAGGTCAGATATTTTATATTTACCGGACCTTCAGCGGTAAGGTGATTGCTTTGCATTATAAGACAACCACGGCTGAACTAATAAAAACCATCAGTTGGGCAACTTAGTCAGCATTTAAATCTGTTAAAGGATTTCCAATGTTTCTTTCTGTCGCAGCTGAATCCATTCGTTGTCCTTGAGTACGACGAACAATATCGTTCCCATTAAATTCCGCCCAATACAATTCAAACGCAACTCCATCATCTACGCCTACAAACTGATGCCATTTGCCAGGTTCTACTTTGTAGTAATCACCTGCTCGTAAAATCGTTTGATCGCACAACATATTGGGTCTGTGTTCCGTAGGTTCGCTTTGCCACGTCTTAATCATCAACGTTCCAGACTCAACGAAGAATCCGTTCCATTTGGTCTTGTGATAGTGTTCACTGCAACAGTGGTTTGCTTTAAACTCGATTCGATGAAATTCGAATGAGGAGGTATGTTCAATGATTTCTGTCTGTCCCCATATTTTACCTGATTTCATTTGTTTCTTCCTTTAATTGTAAATAAACATCTTCTAAGATGTCTGTCAGTCTTTTATCGTTTTCTTCGCAATAGGTAACTAAAGAGAGTACAGAAGTATATAGATCATCATACTCTCCTTCAAGGTCATTCTTTCGCATCAGAGTTTGAATTCGAGTGAACATGACATCAGCAGTTCCTCGTGATTCACCATCCCATTTATCGTTCATGCAGCGTCTTCTCCCCTTGCAGCACTTTGACAATACGCAAGGACATTTTCTGGCGTAGAGATTTCATAAGGATCATCGTCAGCGTTGTCTCGTTGGCTCGCCTCTGGAAAAATTGCTTCCACCACACCATCATTCGCAACCATTGAATAACGCCAAGAACGTTGACCAAAACCAAGATTGTCTTTACTCACCAATGCACCAACGCCTTGCGTAAACAAACCGGAACCATCTGGAATAACCTGAACATTCTCAAGTTTCTGGTCTCTAGCCCAAGCATTCATTACAAACGCATCGTTGACTGACATGCAATAAATCGCATCGATACCCGTCTTTTGAAATTCAGAAAAGTTGTTTTCGTATCCAGGCAGTTGATATGTAGAACACGTAGGTGTAAATGCTCCAGGCAAACTAAAAAGTACAACTCGTTTACCAGCGAAGTAATCATCGGTTGTTTTATCTTCCCATCGATATGGGTTTGGTCCTTCAATGGATTCGTCACGTACTCGTGTACGAAAAGTCACATCGGGTAGAGTTTGTCCTTTTTTAATCATAATCTTTTCCTTTTATAATATGAAATATACTCTGGCCATCTAAACAATCCTTGTCGGACGAAACAGAAAAACAACCCATCATATGGTGGGTCTAACTTTACTGGCATCTCAAGTTCGGTCTGAACCATATCTATAATCCTTCTTATCCATAAAACTTCTTAAAAAATATTTTCTAATTATAGCAACAATAAATAAAACTGACGTAATGAAAAAGGTCATTTCTGCCGCAGTCATACTAAAACTTAAACCCAAGCTTATCAAAATAAAGTTGATAAAAACGTTTAAAGGGGTTGCTGCTACAGTATCGATTATGGCGAATTTTAAATTTGTTTTATCGATCGCCATTATCATCAACATCAATTGAGAACGTTATAGTGTCTATACTATACTCGTTCTCTAACCATTCCCAATCATCATTCACATTATACGACATTTCTTTTGACATTTCAAGGTCTCGAACAAATTTGTCAATGAAACTTCTCTTCGTTCTTGTATAAGAAGCGAGTTCATCAAGTTTCTTCTGACGATAATCGCAAAGACTAATCACGTTATTCATAATATTAGATTCACTCAAGACCTGCTTTCTCCAGTGTCATATCAACGATACCTTCTTCAATTAGTCGCCGGCGATTGACCATATGCGAAGCCTGTGTTTCTTCCTTTGAACCTCCATAGTACGGCACACAATGACCCTCGTCAGCCATAACTTCTGTCACTGCTCTCCAAGCATCATGTTTCGCATCGTACACTGTAAAGTCACCAAGGATACGACCAAACTTACCTTTCATGTCTTCACCATTTTTCGCAACCTGTGTTTTCAGAACACACTCCTTACCAAGCAGTTCTTTCAAACGTTTCTTAGCTGCTAAACCAAATACTTTTTCTACTTTGTCTCTGGTACGGGACTCTGGTGTATCGATGCCCATGATACGAACACGTTCATCCTTTAACCAAATACCAAACCCTAAGTCAATATCGACATCGACAGTATCGCCATCAACTACTTTAACTAATTTACATCTATATTCGTGCATTTAATGTTTACCTCTTCTGTTTGTTGTTATTTTGTTCGCCAAAAACCAATTTTGTTCCACTCTTCCGGAGTAACATCATTCAGTCTATGATGTGCAGGAGTGTCTTGTCTATAATTATTGTTATATTCGGGATAAGGACCAAACGCCGGATCACGAACATCCGCATTTTCTTCGTCGTGAATATACAACTGAATCAAAGTATAATGAAGAATCTTCATCAGGTCTTTTCTAGCATCGCAGGCACTACCCTTGTTACCGTATCTTTTGGCGTACTTGATTACATTGCCCAAACAAAAACCAGTACCATGCCCACTGTCAATAATAACATCCGTGGCTTGATACTTGTCGGTTGCGTAGTGTTGGTCGTATGTTTTGTCAACATATTCATGCAACTCCTTGATTAGTTTATCTTCATAGAATTTATAATTAACTTTACTCATCACAATCCTCATTGTCATTGTTTTTAATAGACAAGTGCCACATTTCGTACCAACCTTATCTATAAGGTTCAGTTATAACGTTGTAAATACATACGTACATAAAAGAAGCATTTCAGTTGAAACGACTCCAGCTAGAAAACCTTTCCAGAACTGAAGTTGTAGTATTTTTTTATAAGGCATCGGTCACTCTTTTTCTCAAATCGCTCGTAGAAAAACGATGATCTCGTTTATTAAAGTATATCTCAATTCCTCTCTGAGCGCAAGTAGCACGTCCAGTAAATTTCGTATCTTTATATTCAGCACCTATAATGCGAATATCTATATTCACCATTTTAAGTATGTCTTCGAGATCAATTTCTGTTTGATAAGGAATAATCTCATCAACATATTTTACCGCTGATAGTTGAGTGTAACGTTCCACCAAAGTTTGTACTGGTTTGTTTTTTTCTGGTCGGTCAAGAGAAGGGTCAACTTGCAACCCACAAATTAAATAATCACACTGTTCTTTTGCTTCTCGCAACATGGATGCATGACCCGCATGAAGCAAGTCAAATGTGCTTGCTGTAAATCCTACAATCATTAATGCCACCGATAAAATTTGTGTTGTCCTATCCTACCAATCGGCACCATGCCTCTATCATTAACCCAATTGGGTTGTACATATGTTGCATGATAGTGCGTTGCACCTTCACTGATACCTCTCCATCCACCACGTAATACCATCTCGGCCACTACTTGAGCATCTTCCCAAGCATTTTCTTCTAACGGTTCATCTGTCAAACCATCGCACCACCAACTAAATTGACACATGTTTCTTATTGGAACAACGTTACCTTTCCAGTTAACCCTTGTCTGTGCTTGTTGCACAACACTACAGATAGTATCAGGAAACAAAACAGAATCTACCCTATTAAGGACAACATCTGCCACACCAACCCTGCCAGCAAGATTATCGCTGCGAGACTCGTGATAGACATTGAGAGCAAGACATAGTTGTTCGCTTTCCTCGAATTCTCCAATTCCGTTTCTATCTGTTTCTGGTAATTCAACAGGTTCTGGTACTGGGGGTGGCGAGGGGGTCTGATGGACGCTTTTCGTTTGCGATTTAATTTGTATTTCATCTTTTTGTTCTTTATCGTCATCTTTAAAAATCCAAACCATGATTGCAATTAGTAGGACACTAGATATCGCAATCGTTTTCTTTATTGTCAGCTTTTGATACATTTTTAAATACCTCAGACGCTTTAAAGGTTTTGCCATACTCGTTAGTGAATACTAATTCATTATTTTCTTCTTGCCACTCTATGTGAGTGGCATCAAATGCGTCAATGACTATTGACCAAGTGTGTTGAGAACCACCTACAACTCCCTGTTTATTTCCCCAAAACCACGTTGCCAACATACATATAATTGTTAATACTGTTTGACTTATCGGTTCCATATGTTCTCCTATTGTATTCTAAGACCTTTAAGTCTTTGACCAACATTTGAATTATCAAAAACTGGACCATTATCAATGGTATCATCTGACAAATTTTGTTCAGACTGTTCTACATCATACAACTTCATTTTGCTTCTGTCAACCCCTATCACAAATCTTTTATTATGGTTAGGATCATTATAACGATTTTTAAGTTGTTTCACCATGATTTGATTCAAACTTTCCATTTCTTCACTGGTGACAAGTGCGAACATCAAATCGGCGGTAGCAGGAAGTCCAAATGATTCGGAGGTATCTTCCAATCCTGGATCGGAGTTGGCATACCCTGAACGAGTCGTTTGTGTTGCAGATAAAATAGGAACATCAAATTCTACTGCAAGACCACGAATTTCTTCCGCAATTGATTTGATATAAGTGTAAGAATTGATCGCACCCCCCATGCTCTTCATTCTTGATGACGCACATATATTTAGGTAATCGATAAACACAATATCCGGTTTAAAAGATTTCTTTAAACGAAGTTCGTTCAACAAGGCACGAAAATGACCAGTGTGCGCCTGGCCAGTTGGGTACTCCTTGATAATCAATTTGCCGGCCGTTTTCTCTCGTATAGACGAGACCCTATCCAAGAACATTGATTTTGATAAATGATCAAGTTGGTCAATAGGAACATTTAGCAGATTCGCATCAATTCTTTCTGCGATTCGTTCCTCCGCCATCTCCATCGTGATATACAAAACATTACGTCCCAGTGAAAGGCAGTTGGCGGCGCAATGACACATAAAAAGACTTTTACCCACGCCTGTACCAGCCAGTGCGATGTTCAGAGTCTTATTGGGGAGTCCACCTTTGGTGATTTCATTAAAGTATTCCAAATCGAAAGGAATCCTCTCCTCTTGCTCATGATAAAAGTCATATCGCTCTTCAACATTTTCTAGATAGTCATGTCCAACATTCGTGTCAAAGCAGACCGCCAGTGCCTTTTGTAACACATCAGGAATTGCATTCTTAGTCAATTGCTGATGTTTGCCATCGATGATCTGAATCGATTCCATGATGGCATTATACACAGCACGATCTTGACACCACTTCTCAGTGGTGTTCAACAACCATTCTGAATCTTCATCTTTAGGAGTGAAGATATCAGGAAGGATATCAAGAGCGTGCGTATACATTTCTTCGTTCATCGTCGTAACTTCATCGAGTTCGATCTTGAACGCTTCCAGTGTTGGGAGTTTGTTGTACTTAGTTACAAACTTCGTGACCTGATCAAACAGTTCACGATAAACCCCCTCAAAATATTTTTTCTGAACAAAGGGCAAAACCTTTCTCATAAAATCATCTTGGGTAAGGATATTTCTTAGAATAGTCTTTTCTAATTCTATGTTCATTTAACCTCAACATCTTTAAACTTTACATATCCGTTTTCGACACCTACTCGAATAATGTCTTGTAATGCTTCAGTAGCCTGATTTTCAAGAAGATCATCGTCCTCTTCGACATCTGGATCTGGTGAATACACTATTTTATAATCGAAAGTAAGCCTCTTCTCTTTACCATCAAATCTAACAACACCGTAACGAATAACCGTTTCAGGATATTCGCCCGTTAGAAACCTGACATCCCAACCAGAACCCAATTCTTCTGGCGTCGGAATCAGTTGATAGTCGACGTTCTCTTTCATTCTTCGTCCAAATTAAGTTCAAGTGATGTTCCATTATAACCGATTTTATACAACTTTTCAACATATACTGAAAAGTCTTTTGAAGCAAGAATACTCTCCCAGAATTCACCATCAAGTTCTTTCTCTCGGTACTTCTTTTCTTCACCAGATTTTTGATACCATCCATTAGAAGGTTTGGTTACGAACCCACCAGCCAATGCAACGTCGAGTAATCCACTGTATTTGTTAATACCACCTTCCCAAGAAACAGAGACGGGAATTTTAGATTTCTCTTTTACATAACGAGATTTCTCTACATTGACTATAAAATCATAACCAGTTATTTCAGTACCAGTTTTGTTTTGGCGACGACCAATAATCCAAATGTTATCAGCAGAGTAGTAAATGCCAGTACCACCACCAACAATGTCTTTGGGGAACAAACCAATTTCTTTGTAGGTGTGATTGACCGCAAGCAAAGGAACATTCTTCATCGTCAAGTAGGGTGTGGTCATACGAAACAAACCTTTCAGTGCTTTTGCTCGTGACATATCTGCAACTGACTTTTCATCAAGAGCATCTTCGAGTTCTTTCTTGGATGCAAGGTTACCGATTGAATCGATGACCACAATGACCTTATCACCGTTCTCGATGCTATCGAGTTGATTGATAAGATCAAACTTTAATTCTTCCACGTTTGTGATTGGAATATGAAGAACTCGTGAAGTATCAATCTCGAACACGTCAAAGTAAGATTCAGGAGAACCGAACTCAGAATCATAGAACAACATCACGGCTTCGGGATCCGCTTTTAAATATGCAGAAGCAATCTTCAAAGCAAACGATGTCTTAAAGTGTTTGGACGGACCAGCAAGAACCGTCAGACCTGGAGCAAGTCCACCGTCAAGAGAACCGGACAATGCAGCGTTCAACATTGGAACGTCTGTTTGTACCATTTCTTTATTGGTGAAAAATTCAGACTTATCCAAAACTTCAGTATGTTTGAGTTTACTATTCTTCTTAAGTTTATTTAATAGTGACATATATTTTAATTCCTATAAACGTATTCTATTGCGCTGTTAGCTTCAACTTCTAACGGTCTATTATCATACCAGTTTCCAGTGTCTTTGTCAAATTCTCTACAAAGGTCTGCAATCTGTTTTGGTGTGATGGGATACTCAGATTTGACGGCACTACCAGCAATCGCCACCATAATCTGATACATTTTATGATACCATCCGGTACCACTAAGTAACATATATTCTTGTCCTAGTTTTTTCGGAAAGAATGGACAATCTCTATATGACACCCATGCGATTTCTGTGTTCTGTGCCTGTTCTTTTCGATACTTAATAACTTCTTCTTTAAGATTGTCGGGTAACTTATCTAAAAAGTTTCTACCCTTCGGTGTCTCAAAGACCCACTTATCCATCAAATCTTTAGGTTGGATGTGTTGACCCGTGTTGATAAAAAAGAAATTGAATGCGTCCGGATATTGAGCCGGAACATAATACATACGTGACAAATCTTTGGTTTGTTTATCGCCAATATCTTTTAGTTCTTTATTCAGAGCGTGCCAAAAATGTGGTATATCATCAGCATATAGAATATGCGTCAACGGGAACACCAAACGAAACTTGGGATACTTTGGTGTGCTGCTTGCGGTAGAGTAACACACAAAATGATATTGTCCACAAATATCCTGTAACGTTGGTCCTAAATCGACAGGAAGTACGATATCAGAAGAAAAGAAATCGTCCACATCGACAGCAGCCCAACCACCCCAATAATCAACATTTTTATTAGACCTCGTAGAGTTGGGAAGATAATGAGCAGGAGTAATAAGAGGAGAAGAATTGTTTCCACCTTTTTGACCTTCTTTAGCTGATAAACCTTCTAATAGTGATTCGAATTTTGCCCACGTGTCGAATTCCATAGTCCTATGGGTTTTGTTATCGAACTGATTCTTGAATGTTGTAAGTGAGTACATTATCCAAAGAAATCCTCAAGTGTAGCTCTCGGTTCAGACTCCCAACCCACTGCCGAAAGAATCGGTTCCAATGGATCAAGGAATGTTTTAGTAAACATCTTATCATAATCAATCGATGATGTCAACCCCAGTTCTTTAGGAAATTGACCAGAGAAGGAAATAATGTTTTCTTTGATTTTGTTGGGCACACGGAGGTAAATGAATTTAATTTTCTCTCCATCCTGAATTTTTTCGTATTTGTTCTGAAGACCCTCAAACCGAATGTAGTGATTATATAGAAGTGCGCCCCGAACGTGAATCGGCGTACCCTTACCGTAGATAGTAGTCTTGTCTTCCCACTTCCGCAACTCGCTCACACCACGTGGAAAGGCAATATCTTCGGCCGGTAAATTGTTAAACTCTTTCTTAAAATCACGAATGAACGTTTGTGTTTCTAATTCTGTACAATTGACTATTATATGGAACACTTCCTTGAATTTATCACGAACCACATGAGGCGTACTGGACTTGACCGCCTCGATACCCATCATCTTAAGTTTAGGTTCCGCAAACCGAACACCTTCACTATCGTGCACGTTGAGAATATATCGTTTCTTTGCCATCCAAATACCACGGTCAGCAATCACCTCACGTTTCATCACCATACGATTGACATACGCATTAGTTTCTTTTGCGAGATTATCATACGCCTTCTCAATTACGTTTTCAAAATGTTCACACACCTTGTCGAGGAAGTTGACGGGATTCGCTGGGTTGTGTTGGTTGACTAATTGAGACATATTGATATAAACAGAGTCAGTATCAATCGCAATCACATAATCATCTTTTGTCCCTAGTAATTCCTGCATCTCATCGTTTACCGCCTTCTCAGCGCAACGTATCGCACGCTGACCGGACAATGTGACACCTTCTGCAATACGATGGTCAAAGTAACGAAACCATTTGTTCGCGAGGGCACCATAGAGTGAGTTCATAAGAATCTTGATACCCGTTTGTTCGGTGTCAAGAGTATCAATCTTTATTGCAAGTTTTTTACTAGGATTTTTTTCGTATTCTTGTTTCGCCACCAACATCTCTTTCTTGATACCAACCCGACGGTCATAAAACTTACGAATAACTTTTGGTATGATGCCTTCGAACTTATTGGAGTATCGTGTTCCATTTGCAGCCTCACACTCACCATTATCACTGAGAGTCTCGGGAGACATATTGTATTGCACAATGATGTTAGGATACAGAGAGTTGAGGTCAAAAGAACAAACCCAATCGTGAGCGCCCACTTTGGGTTCCTTCACAAAACCACCGACAATTTTATTGTTGACTTCCTCGACAGGTGGTTTGGGTGGAATTACCTTACCCTCAGACATCAATTCGTTGTAGATAATCGCATCCCAGATAGCCGTGGTACCCAACGCATCACCAAGATTTGTTTTCGCACCATACGCCATCGTCATCACCAGAGTGATGATACCCAACTTCTCTTCAAGTCGGTCAACCAGTTCAACATCTTTTATGTTATAGTCAATAAACTTTTGAAAATCGTGTTTGTAAAGTGAATGCAGAGAACCGTACTCGTCATAAGAAAGTTTTCGTTCACCCAACACAACATTTGCGATGTGATCCAGTTTATATGATTCTTGTTGCCCATATGTATTCCACGTGAATTTTTTAAACAGGTCAAAGTAGTCCAACTGAACAATACCGTCAAGATCATACGAGACTTGTTCTCGGCCTCCCAAAGTTTTTACCATTCTTTTACGTACCAACTTCCATGGCGACATTTCTAGATGTTCGTTTGTGTTAAACAAATTCATCATTCGATTTACCAAATAAGGTATGTCGAACAACTTGGTGTTCCAACCTGTAACGATATCAGGACAGTTTCCTTTCCACCAACCCAAGAAGGACTGGAGCAAATACTCCTCGTCAGCACACTTAAAATATTTAACATTTTTTCCTGACAAAGTTTCGTCATAGTCATACAATCCAAAAACATAGTAGATATTATCTTGGTTGTTTTTGACCGTAATAGAAATGACAGGATGTTTCGCCTCGTCGGGGGCTGGGAATCCTTCGTCCGATGCCACCTCGATATCAATCGTGCAAACGTTTACCATATCCCTGTCGAAATCGATGGTGTTGGGAAATTTGTTTGCGATAAACTGAGTGACAAAGTTTGTCTGTCCGTAAATGGGAAAGTTCGGAACAGCTTTGTAACGCTGTTCGAATTCACGTGCATCCTGCATCGAATCAAATTCAATTGGAGAG